TACGGCTCAGCACTTGTTAAGCAAGCTGCTGGTATTCGCCGTTTCAACCTAGTCTAAGCAATACCTAAGTCGCTCTAGGAGGGTGCGGAGCCCTTCACCCTCCTAGAGTCTTTAGAAAGGAAAATCATGGCAGCCAATTACGTCACTGTTGCACAGTTACGTTCTACACTTGGAATTGGAACGCTATATAGCGATTCTGATTTAGAGTCATGCTGCCAAACTGCTCAAGATATTCTTAATCAATATCTTTGGTTTGATTCAATTCCAGTAGTAGGCGCGACTATTAATAGCAACGTTGCAACACTGGTTTTATCTAGTTCTGGATCTTATGTTAAAGGTCAAACAGTAACTATTACAAATAGCGGAAGCATTTACAACGGAACGCAGACAATTACTTCAACGTGGCCTTATACTCAAGGTTCAGCGACATTCCCTTATTTTGTTGCATTTCCATATAACATTCTTACATTCCCACGTGGATATTCTTTAATTCAATTTGCTTTAACTCATGCAGATGATCCATATCATTTAGTTGTGCCTTACGGAACTTGCGCAGGGGTAGATACAAAACAGACTTCATACGCGACAACTCCTGCAATTAATCAAGCTGCACTTATGTTGGCAATCGATGTTTGGCAAGCACGTCAGGCTCCAGCATCAGGGGGCGTCAGTGTCGATGGATATACTCCATCTCCTTATCGTCTCGGAAATACAATGCTCGCAAAAGTCAGAGGCTTAATTGTGGGGTACATGAATCCTCGCGCTATGGTGGGTTGACATGACAGTTCCAGCAATCACGACACTTCGTCAAACTCTTGCAGATGTCCTTGCTGCAAATACTGTTTATCAAGTATTTGCTTATCCTCCTGCAACAATTCAAGCGAATAGTGTTATTGTGGTTCCTGATAATCCATACCTAACACCAAGCAACGATTCATGGGCAACAGTCGGGCCGACTGCTAATTTTAAATTATTAATCACTGTTCCACTTTTCGATAATCAAGGAAATTTGCAAGGTATCGAAATTGCCCTAGTAACTATGTTCAATGCATTATTTACTGCCACAGAAAACGACACCATCGCATATAATGTAGGTAGTATTTCAGAACCACAGGTTTTATCTGTGGCGTCTGGAGATTTACTGACTTGCGAGATGCAAATCAGCCTAGTAACGAGTTGGAGCTAATATGTCTGACCTATCAGCAGAGGATCTAGCCTTCTTGATCAAAATTGGTCAGATACCAGATCCAAAAGAAGAAAAAGCAAAGCCATCAACCAAGAAGGATGAGGAATAAATCATGGCCGTATTTATGAACAATGGGGTCGGCGTTAAAGTCAATAGCGTTGATCTCTCAGATCATGTCAATAACATCACTTTAAATAGAAATTTTGATAGTTTGGAAGTCACTGCTATGGGTGATTCAGGTCACAGATTCGTAAAGGGTCTGGAAGCATCTTCTATCACACTTTCATTCTTAAACGATACAGCTACAACGAGCGTCCTACAGACTCTCCAAGCTGCATGGGGAACTAATGTAACTGTTGTTCTATTACAGAACAAGGGAACTGCAGTCTCTGCAACGAATCCGCTCTATACCATGACCGTGCTTGTTAATGGCACTACCGATATTAATGGTGCAACAGGCGACTTAAGCATGCAGGACGTGACTTGGGATGTTTCTGGCACTACAGTGGTTTCTACTACAGGTTCATTCTAAAAAACTAAAAGGGGCTAAAAATGGCAAAACTCAAGATCACTATGGTGGATGGGGTAGAACATACCTGCCAAATCTCACCAAGAATTGAATATTCATTTGAACAGTACAAGGGCAAGGGATTCCATAAAAGTTTCTCGGAGGACGGTAAGCAGTCGGATGTCTATTGGTTAGCTTGGGAATGCCTTCGTTCGGGTGGAACGACCGTACCTCCTTTTGGGGAAAAGTTTCTAGAACTTCTAAAGAAAGTGGAAGTTCTGGACGATGACCCTTTGGAGTAACGCGGGATTCTCTCACCTATTTGGTTGCTAAATTAAGCATCCGACTGGGAATCCCGCCCCAACAAATTATTGATCTAGATCATAAGATGTTTAAAACACTTCTTATGGCTCTCGAAGATGAAGCTAAGGAGATTAAGAATGCCAGTCGAGGTAAGGGGCGCGATTAATCTCCGCAAAGCCCTAAAGAATTACACGCCTGACTTGGCAAAAGAAATGCCGCGAGAAATCGCTAAGTCTCTCAAGCCAATCGTTAAAGTTGCTAGAGGCTATTTGCCAGACGATGGATCCATTTTAAGTAACTGGCGTGTGCGTCAAAACTACACTGGCACGTTCCCTGCTTATGATGCTAAAACTGCTCGTTCTGGAATTACCTATAAGACGACTCCATCAAAACCTAACAATCGTGGATTCCGCTCATTGGCTCGCTTACTTAACAAAACGGCGGCTGGAGCTATATATGAGACTATGGGGCGCAAAACTCCAGATAGCACTTTTGTAAAGAATCAAAATAAGAAGTTTTCGGCTCCAACTGCTGGCAGTGGCAAAGAACAAGGCCGAGCTCTTTACAGGGCTTGGAATGAAGATCATGGTAAAGGTCAAGACGGCGTAGTTCGCGCCATTGAAAAGGCAGATAGATTATTTAAGGCGGCAACTTCATGGCGATAGTAATTGATGTAGCAGCCGAATTTACTGGCCAAAAGGCTTTCAATCAGGCTTCTAAGGCTACAGATAGTCTTACCAAAAGCGTTAAACATCTTGGCAAATCATTAGGCATAGCATTTGGTATCCATGAAGTAGTTGCATTTGGCAAGGCATCAGTTAAGGCATTTACAGAAAATGAAAAAGCCTTTGCAATTCTTGGTAATACTCTCAAGAATCTTGGTCAGGGTTCAGCTCTTAATGGCATAACTGCTTACATTGACAAACTCACTCTTGCCACGGGTGTCGCTAAGAGTGACTTGATTCCAGCATATCAAGGTTTATTCGTTGCAACTGGATCAGTAACTAAGGCACAGGATGCTTTAAATCTTGCTTTAGATGTAGCTGCTGGCACTGGCAAAGATTTACATACAGTTCAAGTTGCTTTAAGCAAGGCATATCTTGGCAATTACACATCCCTAACACGTTTAGGCGCAGGACTTAGCAAGGCATTAATCAAGACTGGCGATATGGTCAAGATTACTGATCAGTTAAAGACCACATTTGGTGGATCCGCAGCCGTTGCAGCCGATACCTATGCTGGAAAGTTAGCGCGAATTGGCGTCGCTGCCGAAGAAGCAAGAATTACAATCGGCAAGGGATTAGTCGATGCTTTTGTTAGTTTAAGCAAAGACACAACTGTTGCAACATTGGCTGATGATATGCAGTCTTTCGCTCTCTATACTGCTGATGCTATTCGAGGCGTTGGATTATTAGTTGCTGCAATTATGAAGATTCCAGGAATTGGTGTTCTTAAGAATGTTCTTGGTTTTGCAATTAAAACAAGTCCACTTGGAATGCTTGCAGATTTGGGCGCACAAAGTCGCAGAAAAGCAACAGCGGCTGCAAGTAAGAATCCCATTCAATCTGGAACTTATTTGGCTAGTTCAGCACAGAATAAAGTTGCTAAACAAACTTTGGCAGTTAATACTGCTTCTCTCAAATTGGCTAAGGCTAAGGCCACGTTTGACCTACAAAATATTGAAATTGCAGCAGCTCTTAAAGGCAAGATTTCAGAAGAAGATCGTATTCGTCTGCTCTTGATGCAAGCAATTCAGGATGAGAACATCTCTAATATTGATAAGTACACCAAGATGCTCGCTGATGCACAGGCTAAAACCGCTGCACTCCAAGCGCAATTAGACGCACTTAAGGCCACTCAAGTGCCTAATCCTTTTGCATCATGGACATTGACTCCATTACAGGATCAACTGACTTGGCTTGATGCTTATCTCAAAGCATTCGTCGGTAATATGGCTTCTGCTTTTAACACTCTCAATGCTCAACAGCAAGCATTACTTGGCGGTTATGTTCCATTCGTAGGAGCTAAAACTCCTCAACCTACTTCTGTTACTGGACAATTTGGCAATAATCCAGATTCAGTTTATAGCCAAAAAACTGCTCAACCTTCAACCACAACAGTGCAAGTTACCGTTCAAGGCACAGTCGTTGCAGAACAAGACTTGGCACAAACAATTGTTGATGTAATTAACAATGCAGCTACTCAAGGCGTTGGATTTATTAATGGACAACCTGCACGAGCGGTGGC